TCACAAATGGTTTAGCAGCCACCGATTGGGTTCTGGCTCAGAACTACGTTACTGCTTCCATTACTAACGGTCTCGCTTCTACCAACTGGGTGCTGAGTCAGGGTTATGTCACGGCCTCAATCACAAATGGTTTAGCTTCAACTTCGTGGGTGGTGAACCTACCCGTCAGTACGTTCACGAATGATGCTGGCTATGTAGGTACGTCTGATTTTAATGAAGGTGTTGTTAAGATCAATGCCAATGCAGATGGATCTGACCCACAATATTCCTTGTCAGATGGTGTCGAACAGCAACTCACTTATACCGCACCGCCTCAACTTGACCCGACATCAGATTTTCCAGAGAACGGTACAAACGACTGGAATGCCATATACTACACGAACGGTGTTTCAACAAACATTTTCTTGGAGAATCAAGTTTTGGGACAAGCACAGTTCTGGAGAATGGACGTGTCGTGGTCAAACAAAGCAGTGAATTCTGCTGCTGGTTTGTCTTGGATAATTGAGAATCCGGTCAGTGGATTCCGTCGAACGATGCAGATAACGTTACCGAATGGTATTACTTCTGGACGAACTACTTTCCCGGTTATCTACACATACACAGATACGAATTCTGCGGCACCGCCTCTTGGTGGTGGGCTTGGTGGTTACGAGTTTTACTTGAGGGCTGACGATGATGATTTCGATGTAACAGTCAACGATGTTACAAGGCACTGTCCGCAGCATAATTAGGAGATGAAATGAAGAAGTGGATTGGTATTGCTCTGTTACTCATGGTTTCGACTTCATTCTCAGCGGAGACCAATCCTCCAACTTGGTCAGCTAAGTATTGGGCCAGCACCAACGGTTTCACGGGTTCGTTGTCTGTAAAGCCTTCGTTTAGTGACAGTTACATGATTTATACCAACGGGATTAGCACCGGTGTACTGACAAAGGATATAGATCAAGATGCAGTGGCTGCTTTTAAGAACAGCCAGAACAAACCTGTGTCTGTCCTGATGCTAATCACACCGTCAGGTGATTTGATACCCGCCCATACGAACAGAGTGTGGAAGCTTCCCGACGAGAACGAGTTCAAGGTAGGGAAAGTGGACTCCAAAGAGATCGTTATCAATAATCACAAAGCTGTTGACGATGCCGATCTGAAAGAGAAGACATATGATCGTCCAAGAGATCTTCTTCTGTATTACGGTTATCTCAACTCGTTCAATAGTGCAACTCACGGTTGGAATAATGAGAAGGTTGCTCAGGAGATGGCACAGTACAGTCTGTTCGTGTTTGGCAACGGTGTGACCGATCCCACACATCCAGACTACAACAACGCTACCCAGATCATTCATCGTGTGAAGGCGTTGAATCCGAACGGTTTGATTTTTGGTTATGTTGCTGCTACGGAGACTTACGAGAACTTTGTGACCAAGGCCGATCAGGTCAATGCTGTAGATGCTGATGGAGTGTTTATTGACAGTGCCGGCTATGACTATGGGGTGAACCGTTCCAATTTCAATGTGCGGGTGGATTACATACACGGCCTGAGTGACGCCAATATGGCTTTCGCTAACGCTTGGAACACTGATCACATTCTTGGCACCAACAACGACGCTTCGTATCCGAACGCAACGTGGAACCCGAATCTCTTGCAATCAAGTCTGCAAGCTGAGCAGGACTGGGTGCTGATGGAGAGCTTCCCGGTCAATACAACAGCATGGGGTGATGGAGGCTACGAGGGGAAAGCCGAGTGGTATTCACGTGCCGCAAAGATGGTGACCTTGCGGAACGAGTATGACATAAAATTTGCTGGTTGCATAGTTATCAATAACGCCAACGTCAATGGACAGGGCCTCTTTGATTTCGGGTTCGTATCGGCTATGATGTGGTGCCTGGATGCCTTCGGTAGCTCGGACACAGCGTACGGTGCAAGCACAGCACAAGTGAAGTGGTGGGACAGACCTGACATTACAAGTATGGGTAAAATCTGGGACGTTGCGCCTGCGACGCTGGAAGACAAGAACGATGCTGACGTCTATATGCGGTACTCCGGGTGCGGTCAACTCAAGTTGGATTTCTCAACAGGAGCGCAGACAAACAGCATCACCAAGTGGTAAAATGTTGGAGTGAATACGATGCGATACAAAGCTTTTCTTGGAGCGCTGGCCGCGGGCCTGCTCTTCCTTACCGGATGTGCCAGTGAAAAAGTATTCGTTGAGCGTTCGACCTACGTCGAAAAGATAGGCCGTGGTCCGGCCGCCGCCGCTGAATCGTCACCCGCTCCGAAAATCGAAATCCCGCGCTTCAGCGCCATGCGCAGCCCCAACAGTATCTACTCACAGCTGGGGATCAGGGGCGTTACCGACCAGATCTACGGTACCAATGCATCGCTTTACGCCGGCTATCTTGTAAAGCTCGGGCCTACGGGCGAGTTCGACGTGTCTGTACTACCCAGCTCGCTGACGCCCACTGTCTGGAACAAGGTACTATATATTGACGGCACTAACGGCAACGACGACACCAATTACACGGGGACCGTGAGCAATCCCTACAAGACGTTTACGAACGCCCTGGCCCATGCCGAGGACGAAACTGTATTCGTTTTCGCCCCAGGCACCTATGCCGGGACAACGGTTACCGACACCAACATCTACGACATTACCCTGGTCGGTCTCGATCCCACGAACACCTATTTCTCGTCTACGATTCGGTTCAACAACGACCTGGGCGGCCCCAAGAGCGCGAACCGTATCGACCTGTATCGGATCAATGTGTCGACGATCCGACAGCAGCAGTACCACCATTTGAACGTACACCTTTACGACCGGGCCATTGTAGGCAACATCGAGCGTCAGTACCCGTCGGCGGTCAACAGCCACCTGACGGTGGAGCGCGACCCCTCAATTACTTTATCGACGCCTATAACCGGTGTGACGAACAGCACAGAGATCCTGAGCCACAACGCGGAGGATATGGTGTACGACGCCAGTGTAGCGGCCGACTGGTGGACTAACGTGTTCGGCGCCACCCCGACGACCATCGAGGGCGCCCTGGACAGCCTGGCGTCCCGAGCGCTTATCGTAGAGGGCACAAACGTAGGGCAGATGGCCTATTGGAACGGCACGAATTGGAACCTGGTAGCTACGGGACGCGTGGACCAGGTACTGTACGGCGGCCCCGTACCGTTCTGGGACGAGATCGACATCACCTTTACCAACGGCGTGCCCGGTAACTTTGTACCGGACCTTGACGGCGTCTATAGCCTGGGAAGCAGTACCCAACAATGGCTGAATCTATGGCTGTCGGGCACGGTAATGATCGACGGGACGAACATCTTCGACCTGTTGACCCTGGAACAAGTGTTATCGGCCGGCAATGTGGCGACCAACACGATCACCGCCGGCGGCTTCCGTACAGAGGTCACGAACGTTATTGATCAGGTCGAACCGGCGGGTGCCATCTACGCGCTAGGCGGTCCGGTATCTTCGTGGCAATCGTTTACGCCCGCTCGATCGGGCGTGCTGACGAACATCGTCTTCGCCTCCGCCGGGTCTTCGTGGACGCCGACGCTAAAGGTATACAGCGGACAGGGCACCGGGGGTACAGAGTTATATTCTGCGGTGCATTCGAACTGGAGCGGTCCCCTGACGTACGTCTCCTTCACCTGCAATGTACCGGTAGTGGCGGAAAACACTTATACCTTCTACATCTCTGCACATGCTCCGGTGAACAACGACCCGGGTACGTATACCCGTGGGCGCTCCAATATAACGCCGACCCAGGATATCCCGTTCACTACATACATGCGTATCGGCCAAAATGTCGCGCCTACAGGCGGCGTCCTGACCTTGGATACATTTTATGTGACCGGCGACGTGTATTTTGACGCTACGAATACGTTCTATCTGGGCGGTGTGGACATTCACGACATATTCGGAGCGTTAAACGCGACCAATTACTGGAGCAACACCAACACGTTTGAGAAAGATATCATTTGCCAAGGTCTGATAGACGCCCAGGATATGACGATGGAAGTCGACGCCTCAAACGATACCCAGGTCGTAAACCTGCGAACGTTGAGCAACTACGTGGGCAGTGCCGGGGGCATAACGTTGCACGGCCAGGGCGTCTGGCTATCAACGACGTCGACCGTTTACTACGGCACTATCTTCGACCACGAACCATATCCGGTGTGTACGCTGGGTGAAATCGCCGCTCAGCCGTACAAGATCCAGATCGTGGGGTCCGGTAAGGCCGGGTTTGAGTTCGTACTCTGGACGACAAATAATGTTATCGCAACCAACGCCTCCGGGACTACGATTTACTGGCATTCCGGCGACGGCGGCATTGGACCCGGCGGCCAGGTCTACTCCACGGAGTCCGGTGGCCTTACAAATGAACTGTGGGTGACCAATGGTGATTACACTAACCAAATGGGTCAGTATGTGTCAAGCCCGCCTGCCACAGCGCCAGCGGGCGTTACCAATGACGGCATCAATGTATACTGGAATGCGGCTACGAGTACCATTTACTACATCAATTCTGGCCTGGGGATTACCAACGAATGTGGCACGTACTACACGCCCGGCATCCCGGGTGACCCGTACACGGCCGTCGGCGATGCGGATTCGTTCCTGGTCGACTGGCAAAGCAACACGAGCACGGTCTACGTGGTATCGCCGAACCTGGAGTATCAGAACTTGATCGGAACGTACGTGAGTGCGCCGTAAAAACAGGGAAAAAAGACTTGCCGAGGGATTGAGCCCAGTGGTATAGTAATGTCATTGACTGAGAGGAGTATACGACCATGCCTAATATCGCCAAATTCCAATACGTCATTGCCGAAAATAACATATCGGTCGGCGGAGATATTTCAGTTGCTGGGGCCGTGTGTGCGGCCTGTCTCTACGGTGACGGCTCCAACTTATCCGGTATTGTCGGCGGTGCCGACACTCAGATCCAATACAACAACGCGGGTTCACTTGCCGGGGATGCGGGCCTGGTCTATAACTGCGGCACAAACAAGCTGACTGTGGGTGGCGATATCGCAGCGACGGCGTTTTGTGGCCTTCATTGGGGTAGCGTTAAAGAAGCAACGTCGGTATGCAGCCCAGCTGCTACGCCTATGCTCATCTTCGCGGACGGTGGTGCGGCCCAAGTGCTTGTCAACGCAACCGATCTCAAGTCCTGCGGACTCCTCTGCGCGGGCGGCGACCTCAACGTTGCGGGCGATATCAACCTCGCTGGTGGTGACATGTGCGTCCCCGTGAACACGGATATGTGCCTGTACATTACAACGGCCGGCTGTCATCTGTACGTAAGTGGCGGTGACCTGCGCATGGGCGCAAACAATATCTGTGCCACGGCCTTCTACGGCTCCGGGGCAAACCTTACGGCACTTGACCCCGCCAACATTGTGCAGGACGGCGCAACCGACGCCCAGGTCATGACCTGGTGCAACGCCTGCGGTTGCTGGACGCCAATGGATGTCTCGGTAACGCCGGGAGGGGCCGATACCCAGGTCCAGTTCAACGACGGAGGATCGTTCGACGGCGACCCTGGACTGACCTGGAACAAGACACTGAATAGTTTAAGAGTCTTTGGGGATGTTAAAACATGTACTGTTTGGGGCACCGGCAATTTGCATTTGGGCGCTTGCTCCGGCTACGTGAACGTGTTTTGTAACTTCTGTGCAAGCTGCGGTGTAAGAACCAGCTTGGTTAGGGACACAAATTCTGATCTTGTTCTGGATTCCGCATGCGGGGTAATCTGTGCGGCCGCGCCTCTTTGTGCTAACTGTATAGATAGTTGTGAAATCTTTGGCGGCGTCTCGGGGCTCTACCTCACTGGGGACACATGTATTGCGGCGGGGGATCTTGATGTAGGCGGATGCGTGATCACCGAGAAAATCGTCGGGGATAACGATCTCATGCTCTGTTTAACTGCGGGTTACTTATGCGTGGCGGGCTGTGATCTTAGGGCAGGCGCAAACAATATCTGTGCCACGGCCTTCTACGGCTCCGGGGCAAACCTTACGGCACTTGACCCCGCCAACATTGCGCAGGACGGTGCTTCTCCCGGTGAGGTTCTGATGTGGTGTAGTGGTTGCTGGCAGCCGCAGGCCGCCGGCGGGGGAACCCCTGCTGGCGCCAATACCCAGGTCCAGTTCAACAACTCCGGATCGTTTGGGGCCAGTGCCGGGATGACCTGGAATGGGTCATACTTGACTGCCCGCAATCTCGGTGCGACATGCAATGTGACCGCTCCCGACGGGTATTTGGGGTGTCTCCATGTGTCGGGAGGCTCAATTGAGTACGTCGGGTGTGGTGGGCAGATCAGCCTTGACACAAATGCTGCGGGCTCTTGGGTCTGTGCGATTGCCGGGAAGGGCTTCAAAGGCGCTTGTGTAGAAGCGACAATTGTGAAGGGCTCAACGTGCGTGGCTTCCGACAAGGTTAAGACAGACTGCCTGATCGGTTGTTCACCAATCAATGTATATGCCGACATGTGTAGTTGTGGCACAATATGTGCAACTGATATTTGCGCGTGCTCCGTCAGTGCGCCTAACGATCTCGTACTAAGTGGCGGTAACGTATGTATTGATCCCGGTCTAGGGGACGCGTATGTTTCGGCGGGCGACCTTATTTTGGCTGGGAACCTGATAGCCAATGGGGGCTCCGTCTGTGCGCCTGACGCTCTCACACTTACTGCAGGTGGCAGTAGCGTATGTGTGGGGAACGTTGACCTTCGGGGCCCCAGCGTAAAAGCTTGTTTCGAGTGCTTTTTTGCGGGGCAGAGTATTTGTGCCTGCGGTAATATCGAAGCCGTGTTTGACATCATGGCCTATGGCGCAGTTTGTGCAGATGGTTACTACACCGCTGGAAACATTCAGGGCGCAACCGGGGCTCGCTGCGGCATCTGCTTCTGTAACGGTATTGCAATCATTATCCCATAAAGTATGGGACGCAGCTTAAAATTACTTGCAATATACGCAACATGTGATAGGGTATATAAGATCAGATACGGTATCTGAAATAACGTATGGAGGAATGGAGATGCCAAAGTTGACCCCGGAAGAACGGAAGGCCCTGCAGGAAGCACGCCGGGCAAAGCGCAAGGCCCTCAAGGACCTTGAAGAGTCAAAGAAGAATGACGCCCAGGTCAAGTCCCTGATCGAGACACGTGATCGGGCTAAAGCCGATCTCAAGGCCGTCCAGGAACTTGTGCGTCCGAAGCGTAAAGCCCTTCGGGAAGCGCAGCAGGCGTTGATTGCTAAGCTGACGACCTTCCTGCCGGCCGAACTCAAGAAGGTATAACGATGCCCCGTCCTAAGGAAACAAAAGAAGAGCGGCGGGCCCGCTTCGAGAAACGACGTCAGCGACGTAAGAAGCTGAAGGAACTCGAACAAGAGAAGCAGGCTGAGCCGGAGTTCAAGGCCTTGCTCGACGCACGTACAGTCGCGCAGCAGGAATACAGGGCGGCATCCGACGTGGCCCGCGCCAAGCGTCGGGTTGTCCGAGAGACCCAAAAGGCCGTAGTAGCGGCCCTGGAGGACTTGCTACCAGACAAACTGAAAAACACGTAGAACACGCTCGCATACGAAACAGCGAATTAACGTGAGGAAACTATGGGAAAGCCGAAAACGACCCGCCTGGTATGTACCTGGGGGATACGCCGATCGGGCAACCGCGTAGTCGCGGCCTGGATCGCTAACCAGTACGAGCCTCCGGTGCATAATCCCGTCAACCCGAGCATGGACTACCTGCTGAAATGCCATCGTGAGGGGAAACCCGCCGAGGGCCATCACAAATGGCAGGAAACCGTCACGGCCCGGGTCCTACCATTCGAAGACCACAAGATCGAGTCTGTGGCCGTTGTGGAACCTAATCGCGGTTTCTGCCGGGCTATCGGGGAATCGGAGAACACGCATCTTGCGGTGATTCTGCGCGATCCCTACAACCTGTTCGCGACTCGGGTTAAGCACTATGAACTGCTGTCGCCTACGGGTAAGTGGATCGATACGCGAATGGCCACGCGACAATGGGTAAAATACGCCCGGGCCTTTACCGGTGACGCGGAGCTGCCTGAGGGCACGCTGTGTGTCTCGTACAACAAGTTCCTGGCCGACCTATCCTATCGGAAGGAGATCAGCAAGCGGGTTGGCGGTACATTCGATGACAGCAGCCTGGATATCGTTGACGACAACGGTGGGGGCAGCAGCTTCGATGGTACGGAATACAACGGGAGTGGCCGTGAGATGCCGGTTATGGAGCGTTGGAGGATTTACGCAGACAACAAGGCATTTCGCAGCCTCTTTACGAAAGAGATACGGGAGCTCTCGAAAGAGATCTTCGACTTTAACCCATTCTAAAGATACGAAATTAAGGGGAGGAACAACAATGGCGTCACGCAAGAAAACGACAAAGAAGGCAGCGTCGGCCGCTGCACCGACCGGGACCCAAGTCGACAAGGCGAAGTATGTGATCTTCATCGTCGACGGGGGCATTGGTAAGAACATCATGGCTACGGTGCCGATCCGCGGCATACGGGCCAAATACCCGGACAAGAAGATCGTCGTGGTATGCGGATACCCGGACGTCTTCAAATTCAACCCCAACGTCTACCGGGTACATCCGTTCCAGAATACGCCCGATTTCTACGACAACTACGTGGCCGATGAACAGGCGGTGGTGCTCAAGGCCGAGCCCTATCTGGACAATCGGTACGTCTACAAGCAGGGGCCCCTGCATTGCAGCCAGCTCTGGTGTGAAATGCTGGGCGTGCCGTTCGACGACTCAAAACCGGATCTTTTCCTCAACAAGAAGGAACTGAGCCAGGCCAAGAACTTCGTACAGAGCAAGAACCGGCCGGTCCTGCTCATCCAGTTCAACGGGGGTGTGCCTCCGCGGCCAAATCCTCAGGATCCGAAACAGGTCGTGCCGGCACCCAAGATGTTCGCCCGAAACCTGCCGATGCAGACGGCCATGCACGTGGGCCAAGAGCTGAGCGAAAAGTATCACGTTATGGTGGCGGGAGCGGCTACACAGCCGGTCTGGGAGGGCGCTGAGCGCGTTTCCTACCCATTGCGCCAGACGTTCGCTATCGTCCCCCACGTACACAAGCTGCTGCTCATCGATAGCATGATGCAGCACGTGGCGGCAGCCCTCGAAAAGCAGGCAGTTGTCTGTTGGTGCGGCACGAGTCCGGATCTCCTGGGCTACGAGAGTCACATCAACCTGCGGATGAAGGAGTGCCCGACACCCGAGTGTCACCGGCCCAACAGTTACCTGTGGGACCGGGATGCCAAGGGCCAGCCGTGGGACTGTCCGCATGGCGAAGCGTGTGTCTGGCACGATGAGGCCGACATTCTGGCAGCCCTGAAGAAGAGCAAATAGGCCTGTTAATAAGTAGGCCAATCGCGTTATAAGTAAGTGAGAATGTTGAACGTGTGTTTCATAGCACCGCTCGGCGTTCTCACTTTCTTTTTGGGTCTTTGTTTTTAGCCTAGACGTTGAGCGCGGCCAGAATGTCCGCCGGGTCGACGTGGTCGATCGACGGTGCGGTGCCTTCACCTTCCATGTCCTGGGCGCCCATGGCGTGGGACGGAACGATGTTGACGATATTGCTGTTCATCAGCCTCATGGCCAGCATTGTGGCAAAGCACAGGGCGTGTGCAAAGTCGTCGGGACGATTGGGGTTCCGGGCGAATCTACGGTGCGTGAGACCCCCGCTTTCAATGAGTTCCTCATACGGGCTCAACAAGTCGTCGGTGTAGATCTTGAACTCGTCCTGCGGCGGGAACTGCAACCGACCGTACCTGATGGCCAGGAACATGAGCTCCAGGGCCGTTACCTTATCTACGGTCCACCGATGGTGACCCAGGATGGGGTTGTAGTTGAGCAGCCTATTCTGTTTCGTGTACATGATCTGTATGACGGGCAGCCCAAACTGGCGCTCCAGGAGGACGTTTTTGTCGAAACCGACACCGAAGTCTGCTGCGAGCATGCGGCAGCCATAATAGCGCTGGGCCTGGGTAATGGCCTTCAGCGTCTCATCGGGATCGAATCCGACGAATCGGCGTGCCCATAACACGTCGATCTTTCCATCGGGCTTGACGCCGATGATGGTGTGGACCGTGAAGGATTGGTGTTCTGCAATACCCCAGTCCACACCGCCGACAGTGAACACGTAATCACGTAGACGCTTCTGCAGGTCTTCGACGGAGGGCAATACGCTTTGCCGGGTGATATCTTCCTGGGTGATCAGCCGTGCTCCTATGGAGCATGATATGCCCAGGACTTCCTGCATGATAATTGGAAGCGGCAGACGCAGGACCTTGCGCATGAGCGCGCTCCATTTTACCGGATCCTCGACGATGGCCGGCACCACAATCTGCGGAATGTGGAGGCCCCTGAACACGCTCATGCGGTCCGGATAAGCGGGGACGAACTGTCCCTGTCGTACATTCAACAGTTTTCCACACTTGACACAATGAACACCATCGGATCTTATCATATTCAGCACGTCACCATCGACGTTTGGAATGTTCCAATGGTTGCAGCCCGAGCACTTCATGACCCACTCACACATCGAGCTGTCCTGCCATAGGGCCTCGATGGTGTTGTCTGTGGTCTTAGCGGTGCCCGTGAAACGGCGGAGCCCCCAGTCGGAGGCCGTCAGCGATTCCGAAATAATCGGGATGTTGTCGACCAACTGGTCCTGAATTTCGTCAAAATCGATCCGGTCCGCGAAAATACCACGGGCACGGTCGGACGAGGTCTTCGCATAGGTAAGCTGTATGCCGGATCCATTGCCGAACGCCTGGTGGTGGACGGATTTGACGATTTGACCGTCCGACAGATGCGTGGCCGCATCGCTCTGCAGATAGTTGGCTCGCTGGCAGGACGTGATGGCTTCCCTAAGGTACAGTGTGCTATAGCGCTGGGTCTGCGCCTGCAGCGGCGCAACGAATAACAATTGAAAATGCGGTATCGAAATCAGATCCAACACCTCCGATCGGGACAGATTCATTGATTTCCCGATCTGACGACCACACATGAAAATCGTGTCCGGAGGACATTCCGACGGATACATCTCCCTGAACTGTGGGTAATTTTCCAGTGAATAGGGTTCCCCGCGGAGCCTGAAGAGATACGGTAATACGTCGGCGCGGTGGATCTGTGTGATTACATCGTCGTACTCATTACCGCGAAGCAAATTACGCAGTTTGCCTATATCTAGGGAGGACGTCATGTCTGGAATTTGGAAACTATGGACTGATTTACTTGAAAAGTCCATAGCGGTTGTAGTAAACTACTCTTGTCAGCTGAATGCATTCTTGGGATTAGACTATCGGAATCTCGATGATTTGTCAATCCCCAATTGGCAGGAGTATGAAAATGAACAAGACAGCGATCGAGTACCGGAAGCTGAGATACATGCGGGATAGGTCACGGTGCCTTCCCGACTTGTCCGAAACCGCAACCCCACGGTTCGGAATGCGGGTGTTGAACTCACATAGGCGGGGCCAAAAACGAATGAGTGTGTGGACAAAGAATGCTTGACGTATTACTGGTTGCGGGCGGTATCTATATTATCTTCAGGTTAAGTAGACTTGCCCGCCGCATTGGAAAACGTACGGAGGAAGCCTGCCGGAGCGATCTGGACAGGAGCTCCGCTAATACGAAAGGTTGAAAGGAGGTAAATCAATGGTAGCCGCGATCATCTTCGTGGTGCTTGGTTCGGCTATCCTGATCTGCCGACTGGAAGCATTCGAAAATTACGGCGATCAGCTGCGGGAAGAGCTTAGGGCCGAACGGGAGACGGAGCAGCAGAGGGGAGAAACTGAGATCATCCCGCAGTCGAGGACAGTATAGTCCAACATCCAGGAGGAAGGGACCATGGATAGCGGAACGTTAATCATACTGGTCTGGCTCGTAATCACACTGCTGTTTGCGTGGCTGGATGGTGCGCTGGGCTTACTAATGCTTGGGCTGGTTGCAGCTCTGTTGGTATACTTTACATTCGTCGGCTTTGCACGACGGCCTGGTTTATTTACCGCTACCCTGCATGAGATCTATCAACGCAAGGAACGGGAGATCCGGAACGAAGTGCAGCAAGCGCCGCCGAATTCCGACGAGCGAAAGCGCCTGGAGCACAAGGCGAAGAAGAAGATTGAGGCACTGATCAAGATCCGGGCCTTCGACGAGACCTGGATCCGCAGAGCCGCGGCCTTGTTCTTTCTTGCCACGCTTGCGTGTCCGTGGTTTGGTGCCGGAACGGTACTGTATCTGCTTTCCACCAGTGACAGGGTGGAGGGCTGGTTTACCAGTAACCTGCAGGCCTACCACGAACGGAAAACGGAGATCGGGGCAAAGGTAACACAAGCCGTTACCGACGTCCTGAAGCCGCAGGACACGGAGCATATGGATACGTCCAACGAGGAACAAACATGATGGCCATCCACGGCTAACCCCTGTGGATGGCCGCCCATCCGGGGAAGCGTAGCTTCCCCTTTAGGTATTACAGCGAACATGAATAAGGGAGAACGAAAATGACGAAAGCAGCAGAGGCAATGATCAATTCCGACCCATTCTGCGCAGTGCGACTACAGCAAATCGAGAACAGCCGGGGCGACAAAACCGACAAGTTTATGATCGAACTCCAGGAACCAGCGCCCGACTACAAGGAGGAACAGCTGGAGGAGCACAACCTCGTACCATCAGAGCCCGGCTTCCGGGAGATCCCGGGTGTGGGCGTCGTCCACAGTGCTGATTACAAGCTGGTCACCAACCAGCAAGTGCACGACATGGCGCTTCAGGTTATCGACGACACGGGTATGACCTTCGAACCGGTCCCGAGCTTTGGTGCCGGCCATTCCCAGCCGTTGTTCTGGAACGGGCGGCGCTACTCCGAGAAGTGGTTTTGCAAGGATACCTCGGTGGGTGTGCCCGGCGGGTCCCAGATGATGCTCGGTATCGAGATCGCCAACAGCTACGACGGCAGCTGCAAGGTAGGCCTTGCCTTCTTTGCGATGCATCTCGTGTGCTCGAACCAGTTTTACAGCGGCAACATGTTGGGCCGCCCGTTTGAGTTCCCGCACGTGAATCGTGGCGGCGAGCTGGACGAGGACATTGGCGTGGCCATGCGCAAGATTCAGGAGAAATCCCGGGACTTCGCGAAAATCGTACCCAACATGAAAACGCTTCAGGATACCCGGGTGCGAAACGTGGGCGATTTCCTGGACATGCGGAACCGCCTGAAGGCCGGTACGGGTACCGAATTTCGGGACAAGCAATTGCTTGACGAACTCTCTGGAAATGGTATAACTAACCAGTTGAACATGAGAGATGTCACATACGACGATCCGTCGACTTATTGGAACATTGCTAACGCCTACACGGCGATTACTACGCATGCTGTCGGAGGTCCCCGCGGCGCCAACCAGTCGGCCCGCGTCGTGGACTGGTTGCTTCGGGATGCGATCGAAAAGCAGAACTAAATCAACGGCTTAGGGGTGGAGCTATGCTCCACCCCTAAACTGTGGAAGGAGACCATGCAAGCGGAACTCACATTGCGACTCAAGGACAACGTCGAGGTTGGCCGGGAGAAAAACAAACCGGTCGTCGTGTCGCCCGAACATCTCCGGCAAATAAGTATGGCGACAGTGGGCCCCCGGGACGAATGCCAGCGGGCGTTCGAGCACGTTGTCAGTGATACGATTATGACCCTGATCGGTAGGACATTCGGCGAATTTGAGGGAAAGGTCGAAAAAGCCATTGCAGCGCATGAGGAAGAGCAGGCAAAGAAATCCAAGAAGAAAACGAAGAAGCCAGAGGACAAGCAGCCGGCTGAGAAGAAGCCCGGTGAAAAGGAACCGAAGGGCCAGCCGCCGGCCGAGACGAAGGACGGCGAAGAAGGAAAATAGGCAATGGATCAATCCCAGCCGGCACGAAGGTGTAAGTACTGCAGACGGGTGTTGCCTCTCGACCAGTTCGAGATGCGCCCCAGCGGACGCAGAGCCCGACGGTGCGATGCGTGCCGTGAGCAGGATGAGCGCGAAACCGCGGAGAAGGCGCGCTGGGATTGGGCGAAGGCGGTACGCAAGGCCGCCAGCATGAGCGCCCGCCACGCAGTTCGTACGCCTGAACGGCTTTTCAGCCAGTCGTTGACGTCCGAGGTGATCCATGACCTGATGCGCCTTCAGAACAATCGATGTGTGCTCACGGGCGAAACGTTCCTGTTACCCCCCGAAGATTACCCGTTGACCGTGCATAAAACCCTGGACAAGTGGCTCGAAAAGCTGCGGCCCAAGGAACGTGAGAATACGCCCGTACTGGTGCGCTTGAATATCGACGAGAACTGGGAGCCCGGCAATGTGATGTTGATCTGCCTACTGGTGAAACCACTATACGAACGCTGCGGAGGCCTCGGACGTTTTCGTGAAACCATAGAGGAATGGAACAAACGCAGGAATAAACCGCCACGCCGGCACGAACTCGCAGAGGAAGGACAAAGGAAGAGGCGCAAACGCGCCATAAGATGAAACCCCATGCCTACCTATTTGTAGACGGTTCGTCCGCACACAAGGACGATATAGGTGCGTGGGCCGCCCTAGCGGCCACGATCACACAACGCAAGCTCCTGTACGGCGTCACTTACCCAACGACCATTAGTCGTTGCGAGCTGATGCCCATCGTTGAGGGGCTTCGCTGGATTAAGCAAAACTGGGTCAAAGGCCGTGGCTTCCGCATCGTCGTCTACTCGGACTCCGAGTACACGGTGAAGACGCTATCCGGCCTCTGCCAGCGGAACAAGAACAAAGAGCTTTGGACTGCCCTGGATAAGGTCGCCGAAGGCCTGTGGGTGCGTTATGTGTGGCGGGAACGAAATACGCTGCCATACATGGAGCTCTGCGACGCCATGTGTGGCGGTCTGCGCAGAGCCACATACAGGGTAATGGAACAGTATTTCAAGGACCCTAAAAAACCGGAGGACGAGATTCCCTACGGGGCGCTTCCGGACGAAACCGAAGAACACGAAATACAGGGAGATACAACGAATGAAATTCATACACACGGCTGACTGGCATTACGGATACAGGCAATACGGGTTCCCCCAAAGGGAAGAGGACTTCTACATTGTCGGCCAGCACATCAAGAAGCGCGCCCTCGAATTGCAGGTCAACGCGCTTGTCATTGCGGGCGATATCTTCGATTCGCCTAAGCCGCCGGCGTATGCGGTGTGGCACGTATGTCAGATCGTACGCGAACTGCGAGAGGCGGACATACTCGTATACGGGATTGATGGCAACCACGATGCAGCCAAGGGCTACTGGTTGGGCGTCTGTGGGATCCAGGAGCTGGGGCCCAAGGCTCACGTAGTGAAGGGCATTAAGATTGCGGGCGTACACGCCACGCGGCCTACGCTTTTCAAGAAGGCCCTGGAACAGATGAGCGCCAACAACTGGCATGCGGACGTGTTCGTGTTGCACCAGGCGCTTGGCGAATTCGCTGACTTTGAGGCCCAGGACCTGACGGCCCTGGAACTATCGGCACCGCTAGGTGGCCTGGGTGTACGCTACGTGGCAATGGGCGACATACACGATTACAAGGAGACCGTGGTCGGGGGCGTGCGCTTTGTATATCCAGGTGCACCGGAAATCAACGCGATCGACGAGCAGCACGACAAGAGTATATCGATCGTGGACATCACCAAAGACGAGCTGAAGACCGCACTCGAACCCCTGCCGACGCGCTCCGTGCTGGAAACGCACCTGCAGGAGGAGAAAAACCTTGACAACCTCCTGGCGGAGATTGATAAGGCAAATCAGCCGCTGGCCGTCGTTTGGTATGACCCGGACGTGCGGGAGCTGGCGAAGCGGGCGGAGGCGATCCTGCGTGATAAGGACATCATGTACAGGATCTGTCCTCTTTCGAGGGGAAAGTCCACGACGTTGGCCGCCCAACTCAATCGGCAGGGGTTCGAACGTAAGGGGTCCCTGGCACAGTTAAAGAGCGCCGTTGGGGCGTTCTTCGACGAAAGCAGTGATCAATACCAACTTGTGTTTCAGTTACTTGAGACACCCGACAGTGTTACAGACGTAGTGAAACAATACCTACAGTCAAAAGGAGTAGGAACATGAACGGCAAACAAGTAGAACAGATATGTAAGGACTATGGGGTGACGAAGGAACAGCTCAAGACCGCAGCGGCGGTCGAGCTCCTGGTCGGCAGCAAGATGGAGGGCGATGGGGACATCAGCGCTCTGGGTAGTAAACTGTTGAGAGTCATGGACGCCCCAGAAATGGCATCGACGATCCGCTGGGCGACCTGGGTGAAGCACGCCCAGGCAAACGACCTGGAGGGACAGGACGTCGAGAAACTTCTGGAGCTCCGGAAAGCGGGGTAACATGCAGAAAGACCTGTTCAAGGATATGGTGAAAATGCTCAAAAGCGATACGAAACTCGCTTTTGCGCGAATGCTCCTGAAGCGCGTCAGTCAGGCGCAAGCACAGGAGCTGGTGAAGAAGTTTCCCCAATATTATCGGACAACAAAGGCGGGAGCCGTTGTGGCCCGGAGCAAACGGGATTACGAGCGGGCGGATCTCCAGCACACGATGTCTCATGTGCTGGATGAGCTTGCACCTCAAGTGCTGGACGCTACAAAAGAAAAAGCGGTAAGCAAAGCGGTAAGCAAAAAAGAAAAAGCGGTAAGCAAGACAGTTGTACTCGGCGGTTACGGACACTTGGCTGGGGCTGAACGGGAATGCCAACAGTTCCTGCACCCGAATGTATTCCAGTACCAGAGCGCTATCTTTCCGGACCCCCGGAATCATGGCGTCAAAGTCAGGATTACATCAGCCATACCGGTAACAGTGGAAAAACCCACCACGCCGCTCAACCCCTGGGGCGTACAACTGGCCCTGGAAGTAATGGGAGACAACGCAGCCACGTGGCTGAAGAAATTCGAAGACAGAATCCGCATTCAGCGGGCAACATAGTATAAGGGAATACGCGTATGATACTGAAGAAGCTGATAGTCCATAACTACAAGCAGCACGCCCATCGGGAAGAAGATCTGTCGGGTAACGTCATCGGGGTCGTTGGCCCAAATGGCTCCGGCAAGTCGAATCTCCTGGGCGCCCTGCAATTTGCGTTCGCTGGTGAGCAGCCGGGCTTCAACAAGCAGGACCTCCTGCGGTGGGGCACGGATAGCGGTCGTGTCGAGTTGTTCTTTGAGCACAATGGGGTAGAGGCACACTTGGCGCGCTCCCTGCATTCAGCACACGCCAAGCTCGAATACGGCGACGAGGACCCGTGCACCGGCGCACAGAAAGTAGCGGCGAGGATCAGTGATCTCCTGGGGCTTGACCGGGACCTGATGCGCCAGGCGATATTCGTTCGCCAGGCCCATATCGATTCGATCCTGTTCGAAGATCCGCGGGTTCGCGAACTGTCGTTCCAGAAGCTGTGTGGCATCGGCGATGCAGCCAAGATCCACAAAAAGTTGGGCGAAGAGCTCACGACGTTGAGCGTGCCGCCAAACTATGACGAGCAGATTGCAGACGGCAAGCAGCGGTACGAGGACATGCACAGCCGCCTGAAGCAGTTGCAGACGACAGCAGCGGCAGCACAACAGCAGCGCGAAAAGTGTCCCAATACACAGGACATCCAAGCGCAGCTGACTGGTTATACGCAGATGCTGGGCACGTTGGAACAGTACGGTGCGGCACTTATTACGCTCAACGACCACGAGGGAAATGTCGAGCGGACAAAGGCCGAGCTTCAGGCTATCGCGGCGCCCGATGTCAAGCTATCCGATTTGGACAAACAGCTCGACGATACACGGGGGCTATTGGTGGTAGCTGAAAAGTACCAGCGGCTTCTTCAGGAGTTCGAACAGAGTGGTAAGGCGCTTATGGAGCTGGGGGACAAACCCCAGGAAACAGAGGCGCCCCAGGCCGCACAATTGGACGAGCTGATGAAGGCCGCCAACGACCTCAGCAAGCGGTACCAGGAAGCCGAGAACAACTTCCAGCTGTACGAGGGCCTGCTGAAGGCCGTACGTGAGCTTACTGCGGGTGCTGAATGCCCCGTGTGCGGCAACCAGATTACCGATGCTGGCCGACTTGCCCGGAAGGCGCAGGAGGCCCGTGCAGCAATGGACGCCACAAACCCAGCCGATGCCAAAGAGAAATACCGGCAGGCGGCGTTGGCCGTTAACAACCATAGGGAAGCGTGTGCCCGGGCCATCACCGAGTACGAAGCGCGCCACAAGGGCTTGATGGAGCGCTATCAGCAGGCGGAAGGCGCATTGGACGCGGTTGAGAAGATCAAGCGCACGGTCCCCGAACTCAATACACAGATATCAGAGCTAGAGGCTACGCGGAAAGTCGTGATTGACGCCGCCACGCAACGTACGACCTTGACGACGCGGATCGAAGCCAGCGAGAAAGAAATAACGCGGCTGAAGCAACAGCTCCAGGCGTTGAAGCAAAACATCGCAGTTCTGCCGGATGTGGGCAATGCGTTGGAGAAAGACAACGTAGCCGATGCCGAGGATCAGGTGAAGCAGCAAATACAGCAGTTCCAGACCGCCTTGCAGGAGGCCCAGCAGCTCGATCAACAGCTGGCGCAGCTTCGGGGCATGATACAGGAACTTGAAGCGAATACCAAGTCGTTGGAGAAGACGATTGCCACACTGGAATACAAGCGATCTCAGCTTGGCACTTATCAGGAAGTCCTGAAGACGCTGAACGAGACGCGGGATTGGTTCCACTACAGCAACGGGCCGCATACCCTGGCAACTTCCGTGCTTGCGGATATGACACAGGACGTCAACGATTTCCTGGGCCAGTTCGCCGCACCGTTCTCGGTGCAACACGGTGAGGATGTGTTGGGGTTTAACTGCCTGTTCCATGATGGGCGGCAGATGCCGTCCTCGGGACCACCCAACGCGGTGCACATCTCCGGCGGTGAGAAGATCCAGCTGGCCATAAGCTTTCGGTTTGCGAGCTACTGCATGTTCGCCAACAAGCTGGGGCTCCTGAGCCTCGACGAGCCGACGGTCTATCTGGATGATAACAACGTGGGACGCTTCTGCACACTCTTGGGCAAGATCAAGGAAGTGGCACAGAAGATGAACCTCCAGGTACTGATAGCCACGCATGAGCGGGCTGTAATGCCATTCATGGATACAGTGATTGACTTACGCAGTGATACAGTGACATCCGAATAGGAGCATAAGATCATGAGCAATGAAGAAGTAAAACAAACGCAGGATATTGCTGCGTCTCTCATAGCGCTCCAAGGCGTACTTGGGAAGCTGGGCCCCGTACTGGAGACCCTGGCCGGCAAGGAAGCCAAGGAGACTAAGGAAAAGAAAACAGTGGAACCCGCACCAAAACGGCCAATTGCGCCGAATTTGGTCGGGGAGTTCATTGAGTGGTTCATCAAATCACCGGAAGAACACTTGTACGATGTGAAACGTGGACAATGGGAATGTAAAACCGGGTACAAGACCTCGGATGTGGACAAAAAGGCGCATACGCTGATATTCCACACGAAACTGTCGCACAAGGTACAGAACGCATCCAATGTCATCTGCGTACGACCCGTGGGCTCTGAGCTGGCCATTTTCAATGCCAGCCGGATCACCTACGGTACGTCGTGGTCCGCACAGAAGGAACCGCAGCGGGTGGCCGAGGCCGCCGGCGCGGTGCCCATCCCGTTCGAGAACGTGGTGCGGAAAGAAGAGGGTGCGGGCATGGACCTGAGTAAGCTGGAGGTCATCGAATGGGCGGGAACTGAGAGGATGATCATTCCCCCCGTTGAGCGCCGCCGGCAGTGGAGCGGTGACTTCTATGTCATCGATCGCCACTTTGCGGGCGCTACGGTGGTTCGCGTAGGAGACGAGTACTTCCTGTTCGATACGGACCGGGAGGAGTTGATCCATCATGGATTCAACCCGTTCTTCACGCAGCTACCGCACGCGGTGGGTTCGCTGGAGGAGGCGTATGCTGCGCTGATGCCCGACGCGGTCAAGCAGGCCGTTGAGGATAAGCTGCCGGTGATCCGCCAAGGTGAATTCTTCTTCGTACCGGTCGACGACGACACGGTGCGGGAACAGATGATCGGGGATCTCGATGACGAAACTTGCGATGCGTTTTTCTATGACCAGGTACGCAATCGACTTGTTGAGATGGGTGCCGCGGTAGTCAACTGCGCTCAGCAGAACCGTCTACGGCACGTGGACGCGTTCGTCGAACGTTGCGCCAACAACAACGGCGGTAAGCTGCCTGAGAGTGAGGCCGATGCCGAAGAAGCGTTGGCCAACTACAAGGAATCCCTTGAAGTTATGGTTGGCCCTGAACGGAGTCATCCACCCGAAGGGAAAGAAGCCAAAGACCGGTTCGGTAGCAGGCTGCCGGATGGCTCGAACCATGACGCTACACACCTGGATCACGTGAACAGGGAACTACAAGTTCGGCTGGCCTTTCAAGACGAGGATAGCCGATGGAGCCGGAACGGCACAGGTCCTGAGTCTGAATGGCGTATCCGCTACCAGGCACGTATTGGGTCTGACGGCGGAAATATTCGAGGACAACACCGCGCAACCAGTGTCTTCCAGCCGAGTGACGATGTGGCATATGCCATTGGTGCTGTGATCCACGAGGGTCGCGAACACCGCACGGTATACCTGCCCGGCTGGCACCGGGTGTACCCGAACACGGCCGTGAACAATTGGACCGTGTCCGGCGACGTGGACTAGAAAACGAGAAAAGGGGCAGTGGCGCGGTAGCCTGCCGGGCGCTGACGAACCGGGATCTGACGCTACGCGTGACGGCAACTAGCCCTAGGCAACCATTGCCTATATTCGCGAAAGCTTGAACCCGCCGGTGCACACCAGTGCCTGCCCCTTTTTATTCAAAAAAGTATTGATCCCCTTGAGCGATTGGTGTATCTTAGTAGATAGTCAGAAACGGAAATCGCACTCCAAGGGAGATAAAATGAAAGACGTAAGGTTTACGCTCGAATTCACAACCCACGTCCTGGCCAACAGCGTGGGCCCTAACGACGAAAAAGACCACTTCCAACGCGACAGCGACGGCCATCTCATCTGGCAGCAGAGCTGGTGGTATTCCGCGTTTACCCGCGCCATCGAGCTTGCCCACATCCGGGGCGTCAAAGCCGGTGACATCAACATGAATCTCTCCGTGAAGGCGGAGACTGATCTGTACAAGCGTCGCTATGGTGAAGGCAAGTTCCGTACGCATGAGGCAATCATGCCCGGCGCCGAAGTCACGTTCGAGGCGATCGTCGACGACCGCATCACGAAGTCGAATCTGGAGACCATTCTCGATCGGATGGGAAAGTACGTGGGGCTTTCACCCTACGGCTATCGGTTGGGTTTCGGTAAATTCAATGTGATCAGTGTAGAGGTAGCACCCAGTGAAGACAGTGAAGCAAGCGCTGAAGAACCTGCGCCTGAAGAAGAAGGCGGGGGTTGATACAGACACAACCTATGCAACGGGTTTTGTCAAAGCCTGTGCGGACCATAATGTGGATCCGCGCAAAGTACTCGAAGTTGCGGATACATTAGAGCTACATCTGTAGTCTCGGGCAAGCTATCTATAGCGGGTTACACACCCGTGGGGAACAAGGTATGTCTGTGCGTGTCACCATTGAGTGGGGCGACGGCTATGTTGCGGTCAGTCCCATATTTCCCGAGGAGCTTACGAAGAAGCTGAGATACTGGCACCGTTCCCTGGAGCGGGACGACGCGCTGATGCGCATGGTAGCCACCGGTGAGTTTCGAGAGCTCTACAATATCCAGTCGTATATCGCCGAGGATCAGCAGTACGTGCGCAAACTGGTTACCATGCCGGGCTTCGTGCACAGGATTAAAACCGCGCTCACAGAGGCGGGTATGGAGTACACGCTCGTAGACACGCGTACGCCGGCGCCTGCGCCTGACTACGTTCGAGCATTTGCGGGCCTACGTGAATATCAGAAAGAATGCGCATACGTTGCCCTGGCCTCAGGGGGCGGCATCGTGGCCTGTCCCACGGGATGGGGAAAGACACACATCATCTCGGCCATCATCGACGCATACAGTCATGATGAGCTGTGTGCGCGAAACACCCCGCTGGCGGTCGTGGCCACGCCCGAGAAGGACATTACGGCTAAGGACTATGAGGATTTGACCCAGCTTCTGCCCGAGCGGGAAGTAGGTATCGTTATGTCGGGGAAGAAGCGGTTTTCTGATGACGTGCAGGTGATTACATTGAATAGCCTGCACCTACTTCAAGCGGACGAGATCGGACTGCTGATAGTGGACGAAGTTCATACCGCTTCCTCGGAAAAGCGGTCAGAAAACTTACTGGCTGCACGCAAGGCCCTGAAGTGGGGCGTGAGCGCTACGCCCGACGGCCGATTCGACGGACGCGACCTCGTCACAGAGGGACTATTTGGCCCCATCGTCTACCGACGTACATACGCTGATGGTATTGCCGACGGCGCGTTGGTGCCCATCAAGGTCTTTTGGATCGCAGCGCCGCCGCCACACATCGGGATCGATAAGTACCACAACTACAAGAGCCGGACCGGCAAGTACCGTAACGGCGTGGATCGTAATCAGGCCCAGAACCAGGTAATTGCCGAGATCCTCCGGGACCTGTCGGACGATTACCAGACGATGTGCATCATGCAGCACCTGGACCAGATGAATCAGCTGGTGCCCCTGACCGATAATGTGCCGTGCGTTCATGGCCAAACACAGCAGAAAGCCCTGGTCAAGGACCGTTATCACAACCTGGCAGCCGTATCAGCGGCGGAGCGCCGGGAAACATATGCCAAGATGCGTGAGGGAGAAATCAGGCAGATCCTGAGTACTCACGTGTACAAGCAGGGCGTCAACTTCCCGCAGTTGGAAATCGTAATCAACGCCGGCGGCGGGGGCAGCGACATTGTGGCCAAGCAAATCCCCGGGCGTGAGAGTCGTCTCATTGAAGGGAAACAAGAGTCGTATCTCATTGATTTTTGGCACAATTGGGACATGGAGCCAGACAAGAAGGGACGCCTTCGCCCCGGTCCCATTCACAGGGACGATCGTTCCCGTGAAAAGGCGTATACGCAACTGGGCTTTGAGCAGGTGTGGTTGGACCGTGCGGACGAGCTGCCATTTCTGAGGACTAAAGATGGACAGAACTGACGAGCTGGGATACAGGGCATGGGACGAGTTCTACATCCAGATGGAACGGCGGTTCCGGATCAGCCGTGGCCGCGGCCAGTACTGGCAGAATCGTCACCTCAAGGCCTTCCGGAAGATCGGAGAGAAGTGTCTGAAGCACGGCATCGATCCTACGGACTACATCAATGTCAGCTTCGACGTCCTGGAAAAAAATCATCAATATATAACTCCGAAGGACTTCAGCAGCGGAAAAGCACTCAACCGCTACCTCCAGCATCGATCGGCCTACGCCGACGACGTGTTGGCGAGCTGGGTCACGCAAGTAAATACTGTGACCGATATGGAATGTCGGCTCATACCGAAATTGTACGCAAACGAAGAGGATATCTTAATGAACATGGCGATCTCATTCGACGCTTGGTTTAGGATCCTCTATCCGTCCACGTTCAGCGATCGACTGTACGCGATCTACGGGCAACAGGCGTGGACAGAACTGCATGCAAACAGAAAGCTGTGCGAGTTCCTGCGGGAGCGACGCCCAGCCAACGTGAAGGAGCTGGAAAGCCGTATCGGGGATCTCGGTGACGGTATTTACGGTGCAGGAGGAACAAGATGAGTAGTCTGTATACAAAGGACTTTCAGATCAACCTGATCGTCCACCTGGCCAAAGACGAGGAATTCTTCAAGTCGACGTTGAGCTATCTGCGACATGAGGATTTCGATCTGGCGCCCTGCCAACTGGTACTGGAGGCGCTACAGAGTTACTACGGCCAATACCGGGCATTACCGGACTTCAATACGTTGCAGGTACACGTATTGCGTACTCTGCAGAACGTCGATGGGCGAACACTTACGCTTGTCAAACCGGACGAGTATGAGGCGCTATCGTACGTAATGAACGCCATCGCTACGACGACGCGGCTGAACACTGACTATTACCGCAACGAACTATCGCAGTATCTGAAGGCCATGCGGGCTATGCAGATTGTGCGCGGCCACATGGACTACCTGTCCGAGGGGCAGAGTGTCGACGACTTTTTCGGCAAGATCCTGCAAGTCAACCAGGAGATTTCCACCCATACGGCTGAAGTAACGATCGACAGTATGGACGAGAATCCGGAGCCCATACTTGAGGCCACGGACGTTCGGCGCATCAATACCGGATTGAAGCCACTGGACAATCGGACTTCCGGTGGATTGGGTCTGGGTGAGATTGGAATGATCACCGCATGTCCTGGCGTAGGTAAGACGACGGGACTCATTAACTTCATGTACGGCGCAATCCTGACCGGTATACGTTGCCTGTTCTTTACGTTGGAGCTGAGTGCCCGGCGAATTAAGCATCGCTACCAGGGTATTGCAGCGCATATCGCTGCCGGCACATTTAAGAAACCGGTGCGAGAATGGTCACCTGAGGAACTGGAGCGTTATCAGTTCATCCTGAATCCGGAATACAAGTACTTCGGGTATGCGGATATCGCTGATATGTCAAAGCGCAGCTTCTCGGTCGAGGACATCGACACATCCATTCAGCGTTGGCTGGAAAAGAATAACAAGAAGCACGACACCGTAAACAACTGCAAACTGGTCTGCGTGGACTGGCTGGACAAGCTCGATCCGGCGGGCATACGTATCAATAAGAACACGCGTGAAGACACGCTGCTCATGAAGCTGAATGAAAAGCTGGGTGAGCTGGCACGGCGTTATGACTTGGGTCTATGGACCGCAACACAGGGCACACGTGAGGCCGACGGCCGCGAAATCCTGCAGATGCGGCATACGGCCCATGGTTACCACAAGAATGATCCCCTGGATATCAGCCTGGGCATCGGTGTAGTGAACGACGGGACGGAGGAAGCCGGCGACGAAGCACTGATCAGTCAGCAGACCGAGGACAGTGAAAACGCGCCGGTTTGTAACCGTCAGCTGATGGGTTCAATCATGAAAAACCGGGACAACCCGCCGGGGTCGTTTCGATTCTACCAGGGCCCCACACTGCGATTTTGGCAGAGTGACAGTGAGGCTAAAAACAAAGACAGAGAAGCCAAAGAAGGCAGATACATCGGAACAATAGGCTACAGAAACCAAACACAGGTAACATGAGTACAATGAACCCCACCGTGCTGGAGCCCCTGTTAAGGCGAAAGTTCGGCACAGTAAAACGATCGCGGGGGAAGAACGGCCTGGAGTATATCGTTGATTGCCTCTTCTGCTCAAAACGGCAGAAGCTGTACATCAACCCCAACCGTGGGCTGTACATTTGCTTCCGCTGCGGAGAAACGGGCCGTATTGAGGACATCCTCGGGCGAGGCAAGTATGCCCGTCCAGAGGTAGCGCCACCAGTACACGTTCCGCTACCTGAAGACATCGAGCCCCCGGGCGAACTGCAAAGCCTGCAAAGCCTGTCGCCGGACCATCCGGCCGTACAGTACATTAAGCAGCGTAAGTTCGATCTCGTGGAGCTGAACAACGTCTTCGGCGTGCGGTACTGCGCGTCGGGACGAGTCTTCGGTGGTATCTTCAACACCACCAACACACTAATCTTCCCCATCTGGATGGACGGCAAGCTCCGTGGCTGGCAGTCGCGGCTGCTCTACGATCCGGACAAGCTGGATGAAAAGCAGTGTGATGCCCTGGGGTTCATGCGCGACGAGGACGGCGACATTGTGCGTCCGCCCAAATACTTTACGGCCCCGGGCATGACCAAGGGCAGTGTGTTCTTCAACTACGATTGGGCCCGCAAAGGCGACCTGGTCGTGGTATGTGAAGGTACATTCGATGCCATGGCTGTCGGCCGCTGCGCTGTAGCCACGTTGGGCAAAGGACTCTCCGATGAACAGATGCGCCGGCTGCGTTGGAGCTGGCGTCTGGCTATCGTGCTCTTGGACCCAGGTGATGCGGACGGTGAACGTGACAAGCTGGCGCTGCGCCTGCAGTTCGGCCTGGACGCTGTCATCCGAATGGAATTAGACGGATACAAGGACCCTGGCGGTGCGCCCCGTAAAGAGATCTGGAAGCAAATCGGAGAGGCAGCGCACGAACAGGGCATCGACTTATTCAGCTACAGGTTCATCATATGACGCGAAAGTACATGAACGACAGATGGTGCGTACGCTGCAGCCGGCTGGGTCCGACGCCGTACCTGCGTAACCACTGGCAGAAGCTACTACCTAGGAATGGTGCAGGCGAACACATCGTCTCCGCTAGAATCATGGATATCGGATGCGGCAACGGCCGCAATGTCGAGTTCATGCGTAGGCAAGGCTACACGAATACCGTGGCCTTTGACATGGCAAACGACTACGGATACAAGATCACGCTCGGGCGGGAAAGATTTCCCTTACTCGACGACAGTGTTTCAGTGGTACTCGCCAACTATGTTTTCATGTTCCTCGACCCCAAAGAACGTAAACAAGTAATCAAAGAAATCAAGCGCCTGGCAGATCCCGGATATACGGGGTGCCGGATCATGGTCGAGCTCTACCCTGCCAAAGACAGTTTCGCAAAAACAGACGCGCAGTGCACCGCACTCCAGAAAGAACTTTTTGAACAATTGGGCTGGTACAAAGTACTGTACAGCAAACACAGATTTATCGCAAGGAACCACTAACAGTGAAACTCTACCTCCAACTCGGAATGGCCCGGAGCGGCTTACATGCGGTGGGTAATTGGATCCGGTTACAGCATGGCGACATAACGTATTACAACGACGTGAAGATCGAAGATAACAAGTTCACAGGGGGCGTTCTATGTCACGGTAAGACAGCAACCTTTCTCGGGTTCGAGGACTTCGATATGCAGGAGTGGGAGAAGAACCGCTTCCCAGAACGCCTTGCGCGCTTTGAGCGCGTGTACGCCATAATCGTTATGCGAGACATACGCAACTGGCTGGCCAGTTGCTACAAGGCCTATCGTGTGAATAAAGGGATCAGGTGGCGTCGGCGGATGATCGAGAACCTGGGAGGCAAAGACGGAAGGATAGCTCGTTGGGTCCGGCTTATGGCTGAGTACCTGGGTCAGGGAATGATCAGCAACCCGGTTCCTGTTTCGTTCAACAAATGGTTTGTCGACAGAGAATACCGGCAAGTGTTGGCCACAGCATTGGACGTTCCGTTTACCGATGAGGGCAAGGACACAGTCTACGCCAGCGGCCGTTTCGGCGGCGGCGGAAGTAGCTTCGATCAGAAGCGTTTCGACAGTCGAGCCAGTGAGATGGATATCCTGAATCGCTGGCGCGTGTTTGAACACGAGCCAGAATATCAGGCACTCCTGGACGAATACGAGGACATCGTGGGACTGTCCGACCTGCATCTAGGAACACCGGGAAATTGGAAATGAACATTGTAACTATCTGTAAGATCGACGAGTGGATACCGACGCATCTGGCTCGGTTCGTATACTTCGCCAGGCAGGCCGTGAAAGATGTTAAGATCCACGTGGCGATTCCTACGAGAGGTGAGTCCGAAGAAGTACTAGCTGCCGTAGCCAGGCCGCTTCGGGCAGCGGGTCTCAATCTCCGGTTCATCAAACAACAAGACGTGGCGGGGCGGCTGCTCTACTTCGACATGCTGCGTTCGGCGGCCACGGAACTGTTTGGTCTGGACGAATGCCTGTACGCTGATCCGGACATAGATATCGTGGAAGACATCAGCGACATTACGCAATACGACGGAGATCTGTTATGGGTGCCAAATCCGATAACGATATCGCACCTGGTGCCCCAGTTCAAAAAGCTAAACCTGCAGCCGCCTTATATGGAGCCTGGCTTCATGTATATGCGCAGCTCGTTCAAAAAGGACTTTGAGAAGTGGCTGAACGATCCGGCAATAGATCGAGGCAGCTTTGCGCCCGGGTCAGTGATCTGGAGCGCTATCAGCGCCGGCGTGGGCAGCCCTCCGATACCACAGTACTACAACGTGACGGGGTGGGCGGCAGATCAGCTATGCACGGCCAAAAGCATACACTTTACAGGGCCGTTCGCCAAGCAATGGCGGCCGTACATTTCCTACGAGCACCAGCCTTGTAGACGCATGATCATAAATCCGAAACCCGTTGAGGACGGGATTCCAGATTTAGACTATAGGAGGCACCTATGACCGAAGAACAAGAGCAGATACCGACCCAGTTGGATCACACACGTGTAATCGGAGGACTGAAGTGGGTTCGCGGATACCCGGAACCCAGTAAGGACGGGCTTCCGGCCGAGACTATGGTCATTGGAGACCATCCGGGTCCCGAGGAGACCAGAGACGGTAGCGTCTTTCGGGGTCCTAGCGGGACAAAGGTTCTGTGGCCGACTTGTAACAAGCTGGGATTCGATTACGCTCCGGGCAAGGCCTATTTCACGAATGCGGTGAAATACGAGCCGCCGGGTAAGCGAGCGGTGAACGCCGGGGATATCAAGCGCTGCAAACCCGTGCTGGAGGACGAGATCGAGCGTGCGGGACCCCGGGTCATTGTGTGCCTGGGCGCCAACGCACTGAAGGCCATCATGGGCCGTTCGTACACGCTGAACGAGTATCGGGGCGTGGTCCTCGAACATCCGGAGCGCTCCGGCGTGAAGGTAATAGCGGCCTACAATCCGGCATACGTATTGCGCAACCCCGAGGCAATCGATATCTACGAGGAAGACTGGCGTACGGTGGTGCGTTTACAGAGAGGTCAGGCGGTCGAAGAGCAAGATACACAATACGTCGTATTGCAGACCGCCGATCAGGTGCGGGCGTTCAAGGACGAGATGCTACAGCAATCGAGTCCGCTGCTATCTATTGACTGTGAGTGGAATGGTGCGACCTGGATGTCGCCCGATCGCTATGTGAGGCTTGTCCAAATCGGATTCAAGCCCGGCTATGCGGCCGTAATCGAATTGTACGATGAGGGTGTAGTGCCCGAGGGCGAACTCTGGACGCCGGCGTGTAAGCGCAGGGTCATGGGCGACGAACAAGGTGCTTGGGCAGCTATCAAAGAATTGTTTGAGTATCCGACCGTGCAGCTCATGGGTCAGAACATCATCGCAGACGGTCAATGGCTGATGTCCTACGGCATCGACATACGGGACCGCGTGGTATTCGACACGATGCTGGCCGAGCACCTGATCCGGGAGACTGGGCCCTTCGGCCTGGAGCGCCTAACAGTCAAGTACACGAAACTCGGCCGCTACGATATACCGGTAATGCGATGGGTGAAGGACCACAAGCTGGAGTGCGTGCATGGTTACGGCCCGGTGCCCCGGGACCTGTTGATCCCGTACGGTGCCAAGGACGTGGATGCGCCTATTCGGATTGCTCGGAAGCAGATGCCACTGCTGGCGGAATTTATGCAGCCACGCGGTAATTATCCCAGCCTGTGGGCAATCGTGATGCAGACCCAGCGTATCCTCTATGAGATAGAGGGTACGGGGCAGCTCGTCGACAAGGATAGACTGGAGTCATTGATCAAGACCTACCGTGATCGCCTGACGGAGTTGGAGGGCATACTCGTTACGATGGCAACCGATCAGGGGCTACAGAACTTCAACCACCGGTCGATATATGACGTGCGGAAGCTGCTGTACGACACGCTGCATTTGACGCCGATCAAGACCACGAAGGGCAAACCCTGGAAGATGGTGATGAACCAGAGCCCGGACCAGCAGGCCTTACATGCGCCCGCTGCCGATAAGGTGACACTGGAAATCCTGCAGGAGGAGCACCCCGCTGCAAAGGCGCTGCTGAATGTGCGTCGAGTACATACGGCCGTCAAGTACTTCTTGCGGGACGACGACGAGGCAGATGAAGCAAGCTCGGGGGGCGGCATTAAGGCCAAGGTGTGGGCGGACGGGCGTCTGCATCCCCATTTCTCCCAGCTCTCGGAAACCGGTCGTTTTCGGACCAGCAAACCGAACTGTCAGAACTGGCCGAAAAAGGTGGAGGGTGAGATGGTCGAAGCATTTGGCGCCAAAGAAAAGGTGCCGCCACTGATTCGATCGATCATTGTCCCAACGCCAGGCTACTATCTGATGGAAGCCGACTTTGTGCAGGCTGAGTTGTTTGTACTTGCTGCGTTGTCAGGCGACGAGCATATGTGGGAAGCGCTGACGACTCCCGGCAAGGACATGCACGATCTGACGGCCATAACGTCGTTCGGGTTGGCTGTCCTGGACAAGGACGGACACCCGGTATCGGAGGAACACATTCTCGACCTGGCGGCCCGAGATCGTAAAGCATTTGAAGACTATCAGAAGACTTTGATTTACGTGGACCAACGTGGTAAGCGGATGTCGCGTGGTGAGTTCAAGAACGGTATCAGGGTGTCGGCGAAGAACCTGAACTTCGGCATACCCTACGGGCGTGGTGCCCTGGACATTGCCCGGCAAGTCAAGGCAGAAACGGGATCTAAAACACCGATTGCGGAACTCCAGGATGAAATCCAGCAGATGATGGATGTCTGGAAAACCACGACCTACAAACAAGCCTGGGACTTCATGACAACCTGCGCGGCGGGGGCAAGTGATCCCGGGTATCTGACGAACCCGTGGGGACGCAAGCGTCGATTTACGAAAGCGCAAACGAAAGAAAAGGAGGCAGGGCAGGAACGAGAGGCACAAAACTTCCCGATTCAAAGTACCGTAGCCGATACATGTATGATCGCGATGTGGCTCATGTGTGAATACCGAAAGCAGCACGGCCTGAAGTTCAGGCTTGTGAACCAAATCCACGATGCGATCATGGTCGAAGTACCCGAAGACGAAGTCGAAAGGACAAGAACCATGTTTAATGAAACAATGGGTAACATCGACATACCAATACCACACAGACAACCGCTACGTTTGAACATCGATATTGATGTATTGACGCGGTGGGGACAGAAGAAAAAGGAGGACTAACAATGGGACTGAATGATCAGGTACAAGGTATCGGCTCAAGTCAGGGGCGGAGACGGTTCATCTTCAAGGACGGTGTTCGTTTCAACCACATGACTGGTGACCAGCCAATGGCATTCAGGTTACTACCGGCGATCGATCCCAGTAATCAGGATATGAACACGTCGTGGCTGCCGTTTGCTTTACCCGATGGTAAACTGACCGATTTCGCGCTTGTGCTATACATCGGCCGTTTCATCGGCCATGGCCGCGGGAAATTCGGGACGCGCCAAGATGTCCTGTCTCTCCGTTCCTTTGCGAAGGAGGGGGAAGACGTCTTTGATCCGATCGAGCACCTGCTCCGGTCGATCAGCCAGATGTCGGGAGACTGGGGCTATCTGACCGAGGACCAGGGTGAAGGCAAAGGCCGGGAACGCGCAGCGATCGGTAGACCGCTTGCACATTTGGTAGCCAACATCTGGGACTTGAACCAACCGACTGTCGGAGTACAGCTTGGTGTCTTCTCGTCCAGCGCGTGTAACTCACTGCTGGATCCGAAAGAAGGTCTAGTGTTCCAACGTAACGCAAACGCCACGCCCGACCGGGTGGCACAGAACTACCTGGAATCCTACGCAATGGGGGACTTGACTGATCCAAATAACGGGCCAATCCTGGTCTGTGCTAAGGGCAACGACCGGGGCGAATACTCGAAGTACCGGATCACCTGTGCGCTTGACGGACAGAACTTCGTCATGCGCCGGCCCCTTCAGCAGGGGATGATGGCGGCACGCTACAACCTGTCCCAGGCGGAAACGTTCATCAACGTCCCGACTGAACAGGAGATCGTGGATACTCTGGTGCAATTGCTCAATATGCGCTCGCCACGTGGGTATCACGAGCACGCGTTGCTGAAGCAGGTATTCCCGCAGTTCGAAGTGCCGGAGCCCCCAGCAGCGGCCGCGACAACGCCACAAATTCAGGGTGGTTTTGGTGTCAGCCCGGCACAGATTCCGGGTCTGGCGCAGGCAGCCCCTGTAGGTGTACCCCCAGCGGGCGTGTCCCCAACAGGTATACCCCCAGCATCGGCGGTTCCGCCGGCTCCTGCGCAGGCAGCCCCTGTAGCCACTCAGCCGATTGTACCGCCAGCTGGTACTGGCATACCCCCTGCAACCGAAATGGCCCCTGTAGCGCCTCCTGCGGCCCCTGTAGCCCCTGTACAGGCCGCACAGGCTCCGGCGGCTGCCCCGGCGGCTGCCCCGGCGGCTGCCCCGGCGGCTGCCCCGGCGGCTGAGGCGCAGGGTGCAATGGCCAATATGGCAGCAGGGACGCCGTCGGTACCTGCGGCCCCCGAGGGCACGGCTCCGGCGACAGCGACCGTGGTTCCCGGCGACGTGAGTGCGGGGCCTGACTTCAACCCCCAGGCCTTTCTGGATAAGCTCCAGGGCATGGGACAGAAATAGGATACGGTAAGCAAAACCAGGGGCGGGTACGCACCCGCCCCTTGCTGAAGGAGAACGAGATGAAGCTACTGACCAGTGCATCGGCGCTTTGCGCCATTCTCATTGCGACCCTGGCCTTTGTGCCCGGGTGCCAGTTGACCCCGGAACAGTCGAAAACCATTGCGCAACAAACAGGCTTGTTTGCTGCCGTGGGCTGGATCGCGGCCGATAACCCGACTGCTGAGGAAATTGCGGCAGTTGAGACAATCGTGGATACCATTGTCACGAAGGCCGATGACGTAACGGCCGGCAAAACGTACACGGAGGTCGTGTATCCGGAACTGGTGAAGGTTATTAACCAGATGCTTGAGCCCCAATACAAACCGTTGGCAAAGGCGGCGTCACTTTCGCTTCTGGGCAGTATCGACATGATGTTCGCGCTGCACCCCGAGTGGAAAGAGGATGAGGCTTTGGCCATCGATCTGGTAAAAGCATTCGTGACCGGTGCCAAACAGGGGCTTGGCCTTGACAGCGCACACCCGGCAATGAAGCGTGCCCGGGAAACCGCGGCCATGCGCCTGGATGTGCTGAGCAAGAGGGCGAAATAATCATGGCGCCACGGAAGAAGAAAGCAGACCTGAAACCCAGCCCGCCGTTGACGCGGGCTGGGTCCCTCGCTGAGCGGTTGAGGGATAACCATGAGGGCGCACCCGTGTATACGGCCGCCGACATGATGAAGATGTGGCGTTACATCGACTTCCACAATCCACTGATGCAGATCCCAAGCATCTCCCTTGAATGGCTGTTAGGTTGTCGGGGGTTGCTGGCGGGGCGCATCATGCAGCTCCGTGCAACGTACAGTAAGGGTAAGAGTTCGCTCATGTACCTGATCTATGCGGCGGCACAGATGCTGAGTGACGCTTTCTGCTATCACGTGGAGACGGAAGGCGCCGGTTCACCCCCGGACTATATCGCATCCTTCGGTTGCGATCCGGAGAACCTGGTTGTCGACGAAATGGCCTCACTGGAAGAGTGTTTCGCTCGACTGGACGAGGTGGTGGCTGAGATCCGTGGAGGATTCGGCGGCAGTAAGAACAAAGAGGGACGTACCATCAAGACGAAGTTCGTCAACCCACTGGACGAGGCGATGGCCGCGCCGATTGTGGCCGGTATCGATTCGCTGAGTGCTTTGGGCCTGGCGGACTATGTAGATGAGGACGTGGCCGACATGACGGGTACACCGGCACTGGCTTCTCATTCGAGAAAAGTCCGGGACTACTTGCGTCGGCGTGTGGCGCGCTTCAAGCAGACACAGACGCTGCTGATGCTCACATCGCACGAAACGGCCAAGATCCAGTCGGGACGGAAATCGTTTGGCGGTCCCCAGAAGAGCGCGTTGGCACAGGAAGCCATTGGCATCCACGCTACGTACATCCTGGACCTCGCAGCCAAAACCTGGATGAATAAGGATCGGGGCGAACGCTACGGCGACATTATCACGCTAACAACGTCGAAGAACAAGCTCTCGCCAAAGGGCCGTGTGCTGGACCTGTACCTTCACTGGAATCACGGTTTTGACTTGGTCACAACCGATACGGAGTTTCTGCTTCATCATCAGGCGTCTCCTCTAAGGGAGGTTACCAGGCGTATTGGTGGACGTGCACCCGGTATCAAGTGTGAACCCTTGGGCGATGGAACGTTCCACACGGATGAAGAGTTCATTCGGGCCTTCTATGCTAATGAGCAACTGCTGCAAGCATGCCGCGTTGCCCTGCGCATCCGCGGGTTCGGGTTCGACTTCGAAAAGAAGTACATACCGTCTCCTGAGGAGATCGAGGATAACAAAAACTCAGAGGAGAGTGATATCGATGGGGTGGAAGGAAGCCCAGAAACGGTACAAGAGTCAACAGACGCTGGCGGATCAAAAGACTGAGGACCTGGTGGCGCGTAGAGTGTTGCGGGGCCTGGGTCTGGTACAACGCCAGCTACCGTATATCGAGCGCCTCTTGTTCTCCTGTGAGCCGGACTTTGATGAGGCCCTGTGGCCGCGGGTCCGGCGCGCTTGGGATCAGCTGCTTGTGAACACAGCGAACAGCCGGTACTTCCGTCTGCATCAGGTGGAGGTACTGGAGATACCGAAGAAGGACAAGCACAAAGATGTGCTTGACCGATTCGAGCTGATCGACTCTGACACATGGCCCAAACCGGTGTTTATGACGCGGATAAGGGGCACAACACAGTCCATTACATACAGCGCACAGTCGTCCGAGGGTCTGGGCGAAAACACACCGCCATTCTGGGTCGTTGCCTTGGTAAACGGTCTATTCATAGTGACCCAGGACACAACGCAGTACGTGGAGCGCTTGGGCCCCTATAACGTGGGGTCAGGATGAACGCTGAGAAATTCATGACCTTGCTATACATCGCTGATAATATGCAGCAGCAGTATCCCCAGGTGATCCTGTACGATGGGAACTGGAACGAGGATCTGTTCTACATTGTGCGCCAGATGCCTCTGGCAGAGATGTTGCACCCGGATCCCGCACAGCTTGCGGAGGATATCGTCGAGATAACGAATAGCCCCGAATGGCGCAACCGAAGCCGCCGGCCCGTAGGTGTCGGTGACATACTTTGCTGCGGCCTGTCTGCCTGGATATATGCACATACCAAGGTGGCCGAGGAAATTAACAAGAGAATCGCCAATCCTCTGCCGGCCGTGATGCTTCCATCCTGGCCGGATTTTACGATCATCAACCTACCGGTTTCCATTGACAGTGTGAAGGATATGCTATGCAAACTCTCGACTTAAACCAATTTGCAACCGTCTACATGACCACTATGGTGAACCATGAGCGCATCGCTGACTGCCCGCCCCTGCTCCCTTTTGCAGTCGAAGACCCGGACCGCCGGCGCGAACTGCTGGACAATGCCAAGAGCGGCGCCCACAACTATGACATGTACAAGGACATCGTACAGGTGTCTTTCCTGTATCAGGATAAGTTCACCCACCTGATGTACTGCGACGACCCGGAAGTCAAGACGGAAAACGAGCTCGGTATAGGCCGAGACCTTATCGTCGTCGACTCCGAAGAACGGCTGGTCGCCGCTGCGGTCGGAACGATCCAGGACTTTTGTCCTGAGACCCATGACGGCGTGCCCCTGGGGCGCGTGGTCCTTGGTGGTTGGAAGATCCGTACCGACCTGTGGCCAACGCTGGTGAACAAGGCATTTGCCCACGGCTACAATATGCCCCGTGGGCTCTTGACAGATCCGCTTCAGCGCTTCTCAACAATCGACGGCTTGTTGGAAATCAGCAACATCTATACGCAGGGCATCAACATGAGCATGCGCAAGCTGCCGGCGCTGGGAGATGTACTCCTATACTGGGGGTTCGATGACCCCGCGGACTGTTCGCGGAGGCACCTGCCTCCAGACAACGTACGCGATTTGGTATGTACGAACCCCAAGAAGGCGGTGGACATCATCGAACCGTACCTCGAAGATATGCGGGATGCGGTTCATAAATACTACGCGAAGTAAACGAACGGAGGACACGAAATGGCCGAACCGGAAAAAACACAGCAGGAAGAGGCAACGCGTGAACAATTGTTGGAGGCCCTCAGGGACGCCAACAGGCGGCTGATTGACGCAGAAGCCGCCAAGAAGCGGGACAACAAGCTGCACGGGGAGAATATCAAAGCGATCAAGGAGGAGATCGCTGAATACCTCGAACAGCTCAAGGGGCCCGACGAGGACTAGATGAGTTCGATACGGGACAAACAGATAGTCGGGCTGGGATTCCAGATTGGCGTCGGAAAAGACACCGTCGCCGATATGCTGGTATCCCAGCACGGCTTCGTCAAAATGCGGTTCGCAGACGCCCTCAAGGAGGCCGTTTGCGCTATCTACGGCTGGAAGCGCGAACAGATGGAGGACCTCGACTTCAAGATGGCCGAGGATCCATTCTGGCGTACCACGCCGCGGGAAGTACTACAGCGTTTCGGCACCGAGGCGTGCCGGGATATCATGCGTAAGGATATCTGGGTGAAGGCGCTTCAGCGCCGCATCCAAGACTCAGACCAGGGTAAGATCGTGGTCCCCGACGTGCGGTTTCTCAACGAGATTGAGTCCGTGCGGAAGTGGGGTGGACATGCGATCCGCATCACACGGCCCGGTTGGACGCCACCGGGTGCAAAACCAAATCAGTTAAGCCATTCCAGCGAAAGGGAACTCCTTTACTACGAGGGCTGGGATTACAATATCGTCAACGACGGTACGCTGGACATACTCAATATACGCGTGGCTACGATCTACGACCAGATCAAGGCCCGGCAACTCATAGGTGCATGAAGACAGAACAAGCAGTAGAGCACATTGACAGTGTACAGGACCATGAAGTAGAACGCTATACCCGCTACCTGCAGAGCATCATGCCGGAGTCCCCGGAGGACCAGTTTCGTAGGTGGTTGTTCACCTATGCCAGCGTCCACACAGGTTGGCAGATGAACTGCAAGCTGTACCGATGCCTGGAGGACCTCACGTGGCTCGGCAACGAGGAGGCACTCAAGCAGCGTATCGTCGGCAGTCGGGCCGGTATGCATAACAATCGCACAAGGTACATCTATGACTTTAGCGAATTCTATTGGGCACACCCACATTGGTTTCGAAAAAGTCGACACGAAGACTGGATGGCATACCGCCGTAGGCTTCAAGGTGCCGCGCTGGGGATCGGACAGGCAAAGGCAGCATTCTGGGTCGAACTCACGTACCCAATCGCGGCCGACGTCATCTGCGTAGATACCCACGTGCTTCAGCTCTACGGATTCACACCCAAGGAAATCAATGCACGTGGTGTCCCAAAGCGCGTAATGGACACTGTTGAGGGTCACTGGGTTGCCGTGTGCCGCGCCAAGGGCGTGCCGCCCGTGATAGCCCGGTGGCTTTACTGGGACAGAAAACAAGGCCATTCCGACAGTCGGTATTGGTCCTTTGTATTTGAAAAGGAGAACTACCATGTCAAGCTTGCAGAGCTTGCGCGAACTCCAGGATAACGCGCTGGTATTCCAAGACACGGCAAGTGCACCGCTGCCGGGTGCAATCGTACCCTGCCTGCTGTGTGCAAAACCGTTCCTCATGCGCCCTTTCATCGGCGACCCTGACCAGATCTGCCCAGAATGCTGGGAGACCTACAAGGACGCGGCACGTGTTGTATGCTGGAAGTGCCGAGTAACTATCTGTCGCCTGGTACCCAAAGTGCTGGATAATGGGTTCTACATACGGCCAAAGACAGTTTATCACTCTACGGGCTGCAACGTCTGTCAGCCCGGACTAAAGAAATCAACAATCATTGAGGTGGATGAATGGGAGAAGAGTATCCGGCCAAAAAAGATCATAGTACCGGGTTCGAAGTATCGGTAGAAGACGCTCGAAGGTCGCCCACCTATAAGGCGGTGTGCCGGGTGCTTCACCTGTTGGGCTTTGAACGCTACGCAATACCGGAGGCCGATACGTTTCTGCGTCTCTGCGATGCGTTGTGCGGTTTGCGGCGGAATGCCTTCAGGTTCGACTCCAAGGACCCGGATGATCAACTGGTACTGAAGCAACACCTGGCGTTCACGCTCATGGTGCCTGGCGGACGTGCCGATCGCGCCCGTGAAGCGGTGGACATCATGACGACACGAAATGCGTTTTATCCGGAGAGTGTTGACAATGATGCGCTTTGGGAAGCGTTGCAATCAGTAATACGCCCGTTTGTACGCTTCTATAAAACGAAGTTAAACTACGTGCGCGGCGGTCTCCGAAAGTGGGACGCCCTTGTTGCGCAGACGCGGCGGTGGCCTAAGGTAGCGGAGACAGACCCAGGGATGCGGCAGTGGCTTACGACACATATCAAGGGTATGGGCCTCAAGGCGGCGTCGCACTTCATGCGGAATGTAGGTCTGAGCCGGTCGACCAGTGCGTATCCCATTATCGATGTGCACATACATAAGGCACTGGATCGTTTCAACTTCGTACACGACGACTACGCAAGCGCAGAACAGTCGTTTGCCTGGTTGTCGAAAATGGTGAACGTTCCGATATTGACCTTGGATACAATGCTGTGGTGTGCCTATGCAAACAACTGGCATCCGGATACCGCGGACTTTGACAATTTCGGAGCCGCGAAGTACGATACCGAGAGCCAACAACACGGACTGGTCCGGGTTTTTGGCGGAAAAACAACTTTGAGCTTACCGAAAGGAGATGCAGCGATGGGTAGGTCGTATCTCCCTTGTACCGGGCGCCCTGACGGGCGCCCCCTACCCCCAACAAAACAGTGAAGGAGAACAGTGATGAGCAATGAACTAAAGGAACTCGCAGGACTATTCAAGGAGCTGAACAGCAACTTGGAGAAAGTGCTCCAGGCTACAGTGCAACAGCCACAGGTCAATGTGACCACCACCGTCACGGAGGGTATTGACGCCAGCGTACCGGGTCTGGGTGACATCAAAGACGGCATCGTTACCGACGAGGGCCCGACACAGGCGAACATCGACGCACTGGCGCTTGAAACACGGAAGATTGACGACTTC